GGATAGAGCAAGTTTTTGTGAAATGCAGGTAAAGTGGAAGAAGTTCGATAGGGAATGGATGGGGTGGGAGTCGCAGTTCTTATGGGATGGATCTATTAAAGGAATGCTGGTTGCTAGTTCTATGGAGAGTAGGCTGCAGATCAGAAAAAATGCAATAGAAGGCTGGTTGGCTCTAATATCTCCAAAAGCATCATCCGAATCCAAATAGTCGGCTTTTTCTCATAGCGAGTTGGACAAGGGCGTCCCAAGCCTGCCACCGTTTTGAGCATGAATAAGCAACCAGCCCGCAAGACCGCGAAGACCACCAAGGCCAAGGATGGTGCGGCACCGAAGAAACAGCACATCACCACGGAGGACCGGCACAGGGCCTTTGCACGGGAGTATGTGGCTCTGGCCTTCAACGCCACGCAGGCGGCCATCGCTGCAGGCTACAGCGCTGCTACGGCGGCTTCGCAGGGTGCGCGTCTGTTGAGAGATGCAAAGGTGCAGGCGTATGTGAAGGAGTTCAGCCAGGCGGTGGTGGAGCGTGCCGAGGTGAAGGCCGAGGACGTGGTGCGCCGGCTGAACGACATGCTGATGGCCGATCCCCGCGAGCTGGTGGAGGTCTACGTCGCCTGCTGCCGGCACTGCTACGGCGTGGGGCATGAGTACCAGTACACGCTGGCGGAATACAACGCCAAGCACGAGAAGTGGCTCGACGCCAAGAAGGCGCCTGGGGACTTCCCGGAGCTTGGCGGCGTGGGCTACGACGCGAACAAGGCGCCCGTGGATGAATGCCCGGAATGCTTTGGTGCTGGGCAGCCGAGAGCCGTCCTCAAGGACACGCGCAGGATGAGCCGGGGAGCCCTGGCACTGTTCGCGGGTGCCAAGGAAGGCAAGTACGGGCTGGAGATCCAGGTGCACAGCCAGTTGGATGTGGTTGAGAAGTTGATGCGTTACCACGGGCTCTACAAGCGCGACAACGAGCAGCAGGGCGGCGGGAGCGGCGTGGGCCACTTCGAGCTGCACTTCGTGGATGCGCCAGCGCGCGAGAACGATCCCCGTGACGGGGAGGGCGCATGAAGCTGCCGCCACCCAGCACACGGCCCACGGCCCTAGTGCTGTCCCTGGACGCGGCCCTGGCCGGCGAGGACCTGGAGCCGGACTTTGCCGAGGACTACGAGGTAGACCGGGCGCGCGTTCGGGTCGAGTTCCCCGCCAAGCTGCGCGGCCTGTGGCAGCCCAAGCGCTTCAAGGTCATGTACGGCGGGCGCGGTGGGGCCAAGTCCTGGTCTGTGGCCATGGCCCTGCTGGTGATGGGCAGCAACCGGCCGCTTCGCATCCTGTGCGCGCGCGAGATCCAGAAGTCCATGCGCGACTCGGTGCACCGCCTGCTGTCCGACCAGATTGCGGCCCTGGGCCTGGGCGGCTTCTACGAGGTGCTGGACACGGAGATTCGCGGCGCCAACGGCACGCTCATCCTGTTCGCAGGCCTGCAGAGCCATACGGTGGACTCCATCAAGTCCTATGAGGCTATCGACATCGTGTGGGTGGAAGAGGCCCAGAGCGTCAGCGCGCGCAGCTGGGAGGTGCTGGTGCCGACCATCCGCCGGCCCGGCTCGGAAATCTGGCTCACGCTCAATCCGGACCTGGCCACGGACGCCACCTATGCCCGGTTCATCGAGGCGGCCGACAGCGACACCTGGCTGTGCGAAATCAACTGGCGGGACAACCCATGGTTCCCCGAGGTGCTGGAGAAGGAGCGCCGCCGGCACTTCAAGCGCGATCCCGACACCTACTGGAACGTCTGGGAGGGTCGCCCGAAGCGCACGCTGGCCGGCGCAATCTACGCGAAGGAGGTGGAGCGCCTGTACAACGACGACCGCGTGTGCCTGGTGCCCTACAACCCCAAGCTGCCCGTGCATACGGTCTGGGACCTGGGCTGGGCCGACAACATGGCCATCGCCTTCGTGCAGCGCACGGCCATGGATTTCCGCGTCATCAACTTCATGCAGGACAACCAGAAGACGCTGGAATGGTACGTGGAGCAGATGGAAAAGCTGTCCTATCGCTGGGGCACGGACTTCCTGCCGCACGACGGCGCCCACGGCGACTTCAAGACCGGGCAGACGGCCCAGCAGATCCTGGAGGACATGGGCCGCGAGGTGGAGGTGCTGGAGCGCGCGGGCCTGGAGTCGGGCATCCGCCTGGCGCGCGGCATCTTCTCCTCGGCCTACATCGATGCCCAGCGCTGCGCCAAGCTGTTGGACTGCCTGAGCCGGTACAAGCGCCAGATCGACCCGCGCACGGGCGAGCCGGGGCCACCGCTGCACGATGACGCCAGCCACGGCGCAGACGTGTGGCGCTACATCAACATGGCCCTGCCGCTGATGGACAACGACACTGCGGGCGCTGTGCCTCTCAGGCGACGCGCGGGCGGCATGGCACGCTGATCCCGTACCAAGCCTGCCACTTTCGCGGGCATGCCTGCATGTATCGACCTGCGCAAAGCGCACCTTCACCGCCAGCATGGGGACTTGCTGGCCGTCTACACCTGGATCAACGCCGAACGCGCGCTGGTCCTGATCCCGGCCTACCGCCCGAAATCACCCTGGTACGTGGTGATGGAGAGCGCGGCCTATCTCTACGATGACCCCGCCTACCTGGCCCGCGCCTGCGTCAAGGCCTGCGAGGTGCTGGGCATCGAGCCCAACCGGCCGAACTGGGTGCGCGTAGCCACCATCGTCAACGAGGGCCTGCCCGACCTGGTGAGCATGCCCAGCGAGCCCACATGGCAGCGCGCGGGCCAGGAGTTCGGCACGCTGGTGGTCAAGTCCGATGGCAAGGAAATCGCGGCCGAGGCCCTGACCATCCCGGACCTGGGGGCCGAATATGTCCCAGCTTGAGGCCCGCTTCAACCGTCGCGCGGGCGTGGGCGAGCGCATCCTGAACGACATGCCGCTGGAGTTCGACGCTGACGAGGAGGCGTCGCCGCACCCGCTGGACCAGCCCGAGGCCCGCAAGACCCTGCGCAAGCTCCTGAGCTGGTACTACCGCGAGCGCGAGATCCAGGCCGAGAACCGCCTGCAGATGTCCATCGACGCCGACTACTACGACGGCGATCAATGGGACCCCGCCGACGCGGCCGTGCTGGAGGAGCGCGGCCAGGTGCCCCTGGTGTTCAACGAGGTGGCCGTGATGTGCGACTGGCTCATTGGCACGGAGCGCCGCGCGCGCGTGGACTGGAGCGTGCTGCCGCGCGCCGAGGACGACGTGCAGTTGGCCGACGTGAAGACCAAGGTGCTCAAGTACGTCAGCGACGTGAACCGCACCACGTTCAACCGCTCGCGCGCCTTCGAGGACACGGTGAAGGTGGGCGTGGGCTGGGTGGACTCCGGCGTGCGCAACGACCCCACCAAGGAGATCATCTACGACAAGTACGAGGACTGGCGCAATGTGCTCTGGGACTCGATGGCCATGGAGCCGGACCTGAGCGATGCGCGCTACCTGTTCCGCACGCGCTGGGTGGACGAGGACGTGGCTGTCACCATGTACCCGCAGCGCCGCGATGTGCTGGAGCGTGCTGTGCTGCGCGAGGAGGAGTTCAGCGCCCAGCAGTGGGCCGAGGATGAATTCTTTTTCCAGGGCCATACCAGTGAGCGCCATGTCAGTGGCACCAGCGGCAGCTACCTGGCAGGCGGGCGCGGCAACATCGACAGCGAGGCGCGGCGCCGCGTGCGCCTGATCGAATGCCAGTTCCGCATGCCGGCGTCTGTTCAGGTGGTGACCAGCGGCCCCTTCAAGGGCTCGTTCGTGGAGCCCTGGGACCATGCGCTGCGCGCCGTGGTGGGCGCTCATGGCGGCTCCATCGTGGAGCGTGTCGCCATGCGCATGCACGTCGCGGTCTTCACCGAGGGCCATCTGCTGGCCCTGGCCCCAACGCCCATGCGCCACAACAGTTTCAGCCTGACGCCCATCTGGTGCTACCGCCGCGGCCGCGACCGCATGCCCTACGGCGTGGTGCGCCGCGTGCGCGATCTGCAGATGGACCTGAACAAGCGGGCCAGCAAGGCGCTGTTCCTGCTGTCCACGAACCAGATCTTTGCGGAGAAGGGCGCCTTCGATGACATCAACGAGGCGCGCGAGGAGGTCAACCAGCCGGACGGCGTGGTGATCTACAAGGCCGGCAAGAAGTTCGAGGTCCACCGCGACAGCGAGATGGCCGCCGGGCAAGTGCAGATGATGACGCTGGACGGCCAGGCCATCCAGAAGTCCGCGGGCATCAGCGACGAGAACCTGGGCCGGCGCACCAACGCCGTCAGCGGCCGCGCGATCGAGGCCCGCCAGCTGCAGGGCTCGGTCGTGACCACGCAGCCCTTCGACAACCTGCGCTTCGCCGTGCAGATCCATGGCGAGAAGCTGTTGAGCCTGTTGGAGCAGTGGTACACCGAGGAGAAGGTTATTCGCCTGTCGGGCCACAAGGGCCGGCTGGACTGGGTGAAGGTCAACCAGCCCGAGGTCCAGCCAGACGGGAGCGTGCGCTACCTGAACGACATCACGGCCAGCATGGCCGACTTCGTGGTGGCCGAGCAGGACTATTCGGGCACGCTGCGCCAGGTCATGTTCGAAAGCCTGAATCAGCTGGCGGGCCGCCTGCCGCCCGAGGTGGCCATCCGCATCATGACGCTGGCCATGGAGTATTCGGACCTGCCCAACAACGACCTGGTGGCCGACGAACTGCGCAAGCTCACCGGCGAGCGCGACCCCAACAAGCCCCTCACGCCAGAGGAGCAGCAGCAGGTCCAGCAGCAGATGCAGGCCCAGGCCGAGGCCCTGCAGATGCAGCAGGAGAGCGCGCGCCAGGCGCTGGCCGAGCAGCAAGCCAAGGTCCGGGAGATCAACGCCCGCGCAGAGAAGCTGGAAGCCGAGGCCGAGCAGCTGCGCGCCGCCGGCGGCAACCCTGCGCTGGCCCAGCAGATGGAAGGCGTGGCCGCCACCGTGCGCCGCGATGCCGACCTGGAGCTGGACGAGCTGCGCCGCAAGCTGGCCAAGACCCAGGCTGACCTGGCCAACAAGACGCTGCAGATCAAGGGTGACCAGGACGTGCGCCTGCAGGTGGCGCACATCGAGGCCGACTCGCGCGAGCGCGTGGCCCAGATCCAAGCCCAGAGCCGCCAAACGCTCGACGCCATGTCGGGCCGGCTGAACCAATTCGACAACAAGGACTGATATGGATCGAGAAACCATCGTGCGCACGGCGGCTGTGGAGGGCGCCAAGGCCGCGCCGCCGGTCACCGTGGTGGCCACCAACGTCGCCAACGGCTGGACCATGACCCACACGGCCACGGCCCTGACCATCCTCTACGTGGTGCTGCAGGTCATCTACCTGCTGTG